TGGACATCCAATCCAGGATACCGTTGACACTGGATAACGGTAACATGCGATCCAGTGTTCAGTCGATGGCGACAAACGTACTCACTGCGTCTGCTTTAGCATCGGATGCAGTCGCTGAAATTCAAAGCGGCTTGGCCCTTGAATCAACACTGACGGTTATTGCAGGATACCTCGATACTGAAATCGCTGCGATCAAAGCCAAGACGGACAACCTGCCAAGTGATCCGGCTAGTGCGTCCACACTTGCGGCGTCATTTGTCACCGTCAATACTAAGCTCGATGCTATCGATGACTATGTAGATTCTGAAGTAGCTGCAATCAAGACAGTAACTGACCGTATCAACGGAATGCTTGTTCTGGATGGAAGCGTTTACCAATACACAGCCAATGCTCTTGAGTTAGGCCCAAGCGGATCCACGAGTGTATCGGTCTACCCAACTCAACTCCAGGCAGAAGATCGTAACGTCGAAGGTCCAATTAAGATTTACACTGGGGAGTACGGTGAGCAATACTTCCACGCGCTCGACGCGAACTTGGATCCAATTGACCTAACTGGCATCACTCTTGAATTGCGGTTCGGTGATAGCATCCAGAAGAACATTCTCTACACAGCCAAGACGTCAGATAACACGATCGTGGTGTCAAACACCAACAAGGTCACATTCACCAAGAGTCTCAACTTCACTCGGTTTGAGATGTCAACGCTCAGGTTTGCTTTAAGAGATATGGACGAGGGAGCCAAGGTGTTGTTGACTGGTCCCGTCAAACTTAGCTGGGCGCCGTAGTGATAAAACTACGTTCAGCGGAATAATATATAGGGGGCAAAGGATATGCCAGGAACATGCGGAGCAGTAGGCTCCTTAGCAAAACTACTCGTGGAACCAGGAGCGGGTCCACACACTTTCGATGTCAACAGCGAGCCATACGCATTCGTCTATGAGTCCATGCAGACTCGACGTTACACGGCGGGTGGTCGAATTATCTGGGGTACTCGTGCTAATCCATCAGCGCGTAGGGTCAAGACATCTTATGTGCCGGTTGGTCGGTTGCATTTGCAGCCTGGACCGCTAGCGCTAGATAACTGGCTTCCTCGCATTCTTGGTGGGAGTAAGTCAGGAAACAATATTGATCCGGCTGAAACCCTTCCATCGTTCGGGATGTTGATTCATCGTGACAACGGTGTGTTTCAATACGACGATTGTGTGGTAGGTCAAGCGATCTTCCGAGGTCAGTCTGGCCCTAGTGAGGGTGGTGAGCAAGAAGTGATCGATATGGTTCTCTTGATCTACGCCAAGGTAGAGACTGGGCCAGATGATGGTTCTCCACCGTCTTGGCCTGGATCTGTTACCGCCCTTCAGGAAGGTGCCCAGCACGATCCTTATTTATTTGGGCAGGGTGTACTTACGCTCGATGGTAACTCGCGACCATTCGATGAGTTTGTGTTGTCGATTGATAACATGATTCAAGTGAAGATGCGTAATAGCTTGACGCCAACTTGCTTCCTGCCGGTAGGTCGATCGGTTCGATTGCAGACAAAGAATCCGTTCTTAACTACAACGCACACCAATGCGTTTAACTCGTGGAGCACTGGCTTCGCTGGCTCCCTTGCATTCACGGCTGGAGCTTACTCGCTGACTGCCACCTTCCCACACTTGCGTAATGTCTACGAGACACCAACGGTTCCAGGTAAGGCTGAGATTCCGTTGTCACTGAACTTCGAGGCTCTATCGACTGCGGCTACTGGCTACGAGATTCGTTTCACCAACGATAGCACCACCTAATGGCAAGCAAGAAGCTCAAGCAGATCATGGCGTTCGATGATCAGTTGTTTAAGGCGATGTCGCCTGAGCAATTCGGTAAGGGTCCGCCTGCGCTTCGTACTGTCAAGCCAAAGTCTAAGCCACAACAAAAGGAACCAAGGAAGAGAAATCATGGTGTCTCTCAATTCGATGTTCTGCCGCTTGGAGTTTTAGATGCACTTTCAACTTCGCTGCTTAAAGCCAGTCAAGGGAAACAAGAAGTCAACGAGGAAGTGGATGAGATCGAGAGTGTTGAGCAAGGCTCACAAGCTCCCTCCACGCCAGAGACAATTCCGACGACAGGTTCACGAGCAACAGAAGCGAAAGCCACCCAAGATCCTCGTCCTAAGTTGCAGGTCGATCAGCCAAGTCCTGACCCTGCTCCAGATGTAGATTTTGGAATCGAGGAGCCAGTACAGCGAGAGGACTTCAGTAACCTCTTTTCCCAGGAGACAGTCACTCGCCCAGAGTTTGAGGCTCCTGAGATTGAGACTCCTAAGTCTGGTATTGAAATTCCTGAAGCCAGTGAGTTTGAGACTCCTGAGTCGATCGAGGTTCGGCAGCTTGCGAATGATAGTGATGATAGCTCGGTACCGGACCTAGTTCAGGCGAGACGCAATCGTGCAGAGAGTGAACGTCGTGCGGCTGCGGATAACTTCCAAGAGCAGCAACAGCAGCCCATCCTTGGCATCCCAAATCCTGCACCGATCAAGCCCATACCGTGGGAAGGGCAGCAGTTTGATGGAGACGGGAATCTATTTGAGGAAGAGAAGGGACTGGGTATGGACGCAGTCGCTTCAGGGGCTGTGGAGTTTGCTCAACATACCGTAGGTGTCCTCGATCGACTGGTCGTTGAGTTCATGGCGTTGTCCATTCGTGTGCGCAATATGGAAAACCTTCTGGATCGAATGTAATGCAATTTCGATACGGTGCTCACCAGCACGCACAAAATGAAGTAACCCTAGCCAACTTCCAGATTATCCCTGTGAGAAGTGAACGGGGCTTTCGTATTGCCACTCGGTACACGATGCACTTAGAGGGTGAATTGTATCTTGATGATGGCATTACAGACAAGACTGCTTGCCAGACGAACTTAACCAGCAAGATCAATACGCTAATCAATGCGTACAAAGATGACTTCAAAGATGCTGGCTTCTACCAAGACAACGGCTTACCTACACCTCACGTCTTACCAAGTAACCATGCGGATAACTTAACGGGCAATATCGTCACGCACCGAAACTGGCCGATCGGTGAGGGCAATGAGTACGCTACCAAGCGAACCTTTACAGTTGGCATCTCTGCAATGTTCCGTAGTGCGTACAGTCAGATCATTGACTATCACGACACGATTCATCAGGCGGGTGATGGTGGCTCGATTATCCGCTGGTACAACAAGCGGTTCGGCAATCCAGGTTACGAGATTATCACGGACCAAAGTTTCGTGACTTATCAACACCAGGGCTACATGGCAGCCTTGAGTGCCTATCCGCTTCCTCCAATGCCTCTGTACGCTCGGCCTTACTTGCTAGGCCACATGACTCGAATCACTCGAACAGCGCCTAAGCGTTACGCGCAAGGAGTTCAGGGTTACACGATAGCCTGGAGCTACACGTATGTTTTGCCAACGATGGGCCTTGTTCTTCCGGTGGTGAGATAATGGCGTACTTCAAGATTGACAACCTAGCGTGCGTTGATCCACTTGCGGTTCAGTATGAGCCTATTGCAAGATACTCGCTTGGTTATTTTTCTAAAGCCAACTCGATGCATCTCTATCGAGGTGAGCGTCCATCCGAGTGTTATCTCATTATCGAGAAGTCCACTCTTGATTCAATTGGTGCAAACACTGGCCCCCATGATATTGATGTCTATGATAGTCAGAATACGCTTATCGTAAGTACTGGTCACTGGTCTGTCACTGACGTTGAAGCAATAGGACAGGATGATTCTGACAGTCAATTGTTTTTTGTAACACTCAAAGACCCAAGGCACATGGCAACTACAGTTGGCAAGACGCCTGCCAATGTCATTGCCAATACCTGGGAAGAAGAGTTGTGGCCAAACAATAGTACATACACATATCAGCAAGTGCTTGAGCAGTACTGGGCCTTACTGCCAGCATTCAATAAGGCCAGTAGTTCTACATGTCCAACTCTTGCAGTTGCGCCATCAAGCTATGCCGAAAATATCTGGTGTGAAGGCGAGACGGTCTGGCAATGTATCTGCCGAATCTTAGCAGCTTGTGGTCACATTGGAATATTTAATCCAGTATCGCAAACTTATTCGTTTCTCCAAGCAGATGCCACTCAATCTGGCTTGAGCGCTACGATCACTGCCGCAAGAGATCGAGTTGTCTGGGATGGTGATGTAGTTGCTGGGCTTAATGCCGGTAACTCTCCCGCTTCAGTAGGCGTTTCATTCCGACCATCTCGAACTACGCAGAGCTTTAGGTTAGCCCACTCAACTGAAGAGTATGGTTCGAGCGTTACGGTATCGACTGGATTGACTGGTGCAAAGACTGGCTCCACACATTACCTCATTGACACGTCAAGAACTAAGTACTGCGCTGAAACCTCAACCATAAAAAATCTTACTCAGCTAAATAACCGCCGAACAGACTTAGCCAGAACAATACTAGGGGTGGCTCGCTCAAGTCACTCGAAACGAATCAGTGTCTTTTCTGGAGCCTTGTCTGTCATGATCGGAGAGGAGGTTAGTCATGTATGCTACCAAACCTCCAAGCATTATGGCTTCACCACTACGGTTGAGCAGTATGGCGACTTCGAGATCAAGCTACCTGAGCCAAGGAACGAAGAGTGGGATGTATCTAAGACTCTAGTATTCAAGACGCTTGAGGATATCACTGCCCCGACTGGCGAAACGCCTAGCCAAGGACTGGCCCAAGTCTACGAGATGAGCGGTGGCGTTCTGGTGGAGATACCATACGAAACAGCCACTCTATTCTGGATTGGTAACGAGGATATTCAAGCTAATACATTAGTGCTTGCCGACTTAGAATTTCACGACGGTAGATACTTCATTACAACCGTGGGTGTTTCTACTGGCACCACCACCACTACAACACTGGTTCCACCTATTCCCAATCAATGTTCTGGAACATGTAAGTGGGTTTCAAATGATGGGTTCACCTGGGAGGTGGATCAGGATAATTGTGGTAATGCTACAACTACAACCACATCTACCTCAACAACTACTACCGCCGCTGGCACCACAACTACACCAAGTCCTTGCGCCACCACTACCACGACTTCGACAACAACGACATCTAGTGGTACATGCCAGTGCGTGCCACCTACGTTCTGCCCTATTGCGGTAGGGGATTGTGCGACGACTTACTGCGACAAGAACTTTAGTAGTTCCGTTCAGTGTAACACTACAACCTCAACCACCACAACATCGTCTGGATGTGACTGCGCAACCACAACTACCACAACAGCCACACCTGACTGTAGCCTGGGATGCCAGTGGTGCTTACTGCCAGACGGAAGTATTACACTTGAGAATCGCTGTGCAACTGGATGCCCTTGCGGTCCATATCCTGGTGGATTGAGTAGTGTCTGTACTTGTGTGTCATCGCCATGTGTGCCAACCACTATCCCACCAGATGACCCAATTGTTTGCCAGGGGACATGTAAGTGGGTTTGTTTAGGCGAGGGCCGTGGTTGGTGGCTCGATGCACTTAGTAGCGATTGCGGAATCTACGGAACATGCCGATGCTCCTATCCAACGGATTCAGATACATGCACTTGTAATTCCACTGCGATCACTCCGTGTGGCACACCAACTACCACCACCAGTGCAGGAACGACGACAACAACTACAGCTAATCCGTGTGCTATCTGCTACACAACCACAACCACATCCACTACGACTACGGCTGATCCGTGTCCAGGTCCATGTCGGTATCGTTGGAATAGTTCAGCTGGAATGTGGGTGTTAGTGCTAAGCCAGTGCGGTACGTGCGGTTGTTCATCTGCTCCGTCTGATCCTGGTGCGGACGATTGTGAAGTGGTAGCGGTTCCGTGTGTTCTCTACACGACCACGACTAGCACGACCGGCACTCCAACCACCACGACAGCGATTGGCGCTTGCTGCTATCCATCGGGTGGATGTGCCGAGATGAGCTCAACGAACTGTACTGCCATTGGTGGTTTATTTCAGGGGCCAGGGTCTACATGTGCATCAGTAGATTACTGCAATGGATTTAAGGGCGCTTGCTGCGTTCCATACACTGGTGCCTGCTATGAAGGCGTGACGCAATCTACATGCGAAGCAGCAGGGCACACATTCCAAGGAACTGGAACGGTTTGCTCTGGAGTCACCTGTACTGGCTTGACCACAACTACAACCACAACAACCACCACTGCAACTCCAACAACAACCACTGCCTGCCCATGTCAATATCTTTCTTGTGGATGCGTTGGTGGGCCATCGGACCCTCTGTGTGCTCCAGGTACTGCGTTTAGTTGCGTGACGTGCAATTGTCAAGCGACTACCACCACTACAACAACGACAACGACAACAGGCTTACCAACACCCCCACCCCCTCCTCCACCGTAAGGATTGTTTATGAAGCTGACAATTGGAATGGCAGCATTTGAGGACTTTGATGGCGTGTACTTTACCATCCAGTCTTTGCGTATGCACCAAGACCTGAAGCCCAGTGATGAGATTATTGTTGTTGACAATAGCCCATCTACGGCTCAAGGATTAGCCACCAAGAACTACTGTCAATCGATTGGCGTTAAGTACATTCCAATGCCTGGATCGAGTGGGACAACGCAGACGCGCGAGCGAGTGTTTGCGGAGGCGACTGGTGATGCTGTGCTCTGCATGGACTGCCATGTTCTTTTAGCTCCAGGTGCGATTAGCAAGCTACGTGAGTGGTATGAAGGTCATCCAGATACGAAGGATTTGTATCAAGGCCCAATGGTTCTTGATAGCCTCAAGTGGGCTTATACTCACTTCGATCTTCGTTGGCGTGAGCAGATGTGGGGTATCTGGGGGACAGCCTGGAAGTGCGAGCATGGATACTTCACAGTTCACGATAACAACGGCAAGGCTGGTTATTATCAGCTTGAAGCCAATATGACTCCAGTGCCTGAGTCGTGGGGCTTGCCTGTCCTAGGCTACCCTGGATCGATTCAGAAACTTGAAGCACTTGGATATAAACTGGCTGCATATTCGGATGAACCATTTGAGATTCCAGCTCAAGGGCTTGGGCTATTCACTTGTCGCAAGGATGCTTGGTTAGGTTTCAATCCTCACTTTAGAGCGTTCGGTGGCGAAGAGGGTTACATCCACGAGAAGTTTCGCAAGGCTGGTCACAAAGCTATTTGCTTACCGTGGTTAGTTTGGAACCATCGCTTTGCTAGGCCAGCCGGAGTGAAGTACACGCTTACTCAGGAAGATAAGATCCGCAATTACGTTCTGGGTTTTCAGGAACTTGGCAGGGATGTTGAAGAGATTCGTGAGCACTTTCAAAGTCAGGGTATGAAGCCAGGAGTGTGGGAGAGGATTATCTCCGACCCTATCAACTTCAAGGTTAGTGCTGGCCCACTTACTACAGTCAATGGTCGACAGGCTTTGCAACCACAGCCTACCAATGCAATCAATCTCGACCAAGTCTTTGAGTGGGTGTCGCAACAACCAAGAGACCTTAATGAGCATATGGCCACATTACGATCTCTCGCGTCTAAGTGTGACGTCGTAGCAGAGATGACGAAGCGGCGAGAAAGCACCGTCGCATTACTGGCTTCAAGGCCCAAGAAGCTCATTAGCTACCAAGAAGAGAATGATGCTATCCTTGATACGCTTGATCGAATGAAAGATCCAGGGACGGAATTTGCTCTAGTCACTGGGCAGCTACATGACATCCCGCTTCCAGACGGAAACGTAGACCTTCTGTTCATTGATACTCGCCACAATGCGAATCGCGCAACCAAAGAGCTTGCAATATGGAAAGACTATGTCAATCGGTACATCGTCTTCCATGATACCGAATCGAACGGATTCACAGGTGATGATGGACAGGCAGGACTGTATTCTGCGATTCGGCCATTGATTGAGCAAGGCGAATGGTTCATTGCACTTCACAGTCCTAATCAATACGGACTTACAGTTTTATCCAAGAGCCTAGAGGACAAACCCAAGAGTACTATCTGGCTCTGGCCTCCAGGCTACGGCCCAGGTACTGAGATGTTTGAGATGCTCAAGGAGATTGGTGTTGCAGATAAACCCAATTGCACCTGCAAGGCTACAGCTAACCAGATGGATATTTGGGGAGTGGAAGGGTGTCGAATTGAAACCAACTTTAATTGGATATTCAATCAAGTCAACCAGAACGCAGCCAATTGGAGTTGGTCTGAAAAGCTAGCCATTGCTGCACAGGCTTCACTGAACCCATCTAACTGGTCACTGGCTTGGACAATCAATCCCCTTGACGTCTATGGCTCGCTTATTAGAGAAGCGATTCGACGCGCTGAATGTGGCTCAAAGTGCAAGAAGGAAGGCTGCCAGGGAGGTTGTGCTGTATGAGCGCCGAGCAAACAAGATTCCTCTGTCTGTGCCCTACATACAATCGACCTCGAAGATTGATAGATGAATCCATTAGTCACTTCAGGAATCAGAAGCATGGCAATGCGTTCTTACTGATCTACGATGACTTAGGTTCGCTTGAGAGTGTAGTTGATGAAGACTTAGCTATCATCACCACAGACCATCGCGAGACAGGGATTGTTGCTAAGTATAATAAGATGCTCGAACTATCCAAGCAATTCGGAGACTTCGACGCCATTGCATTGTGGGATGATGATGACATCTATCTCCCCAGTCACCTGCATTATCACGCGCAAGTATTGCAGGTTCATGGTATGAGCTACCCATCTCTAGTGTGGAGCACTTACACAGGGAAGATGGAAAAGGAATCAAGTGGTGGCAGGTTCTGGGCTTCTCTTGCTATCAGAACTTTGGAGTTCTCTAGGCTGGGCGGTTTCGTAGATACCAAGCGTGCGGACTTTGATCAACAGAGCCTTGGTCACTGGAGGCGAAGCACTTCATGTGGAGACCCCTGCGAGATAGGTGAACCAACCTATGTTTTTCGTTGGGGCGATACAGGGTGTCCTCATAGTCAGTTCCAGATGAGATCACCAGATGACACTGAGTGGTATGACAGGCTGAGGGCAAAGTAAAAAGCAACCTGAGTGGAATAATATAGGGAGGGCTAAGGATGGCCAATGAATTAAGTGTGCAGTCAGGATTAAGCTACTCGAAGGGTGGCGACATCGATCAGATATCGGAAGCCTTTTCGGTTACGGTATCTGGCACAGCTCGCATGAGTGGGCGTCAAACCATTGGTACCACTGAGGAGCAACTTGCTCTTGGTGATGTTTCTTCGGTGGGTGTGGTGTGGATTAAAAATCTTGATGCCACAAACTTCGTCACGGTTGGTACGGCTACGGGTGCGCGTGGGATTAAGATCCTAGCTGGTGAGTCGTATCCATTTCGTGCTGCCAACAATGCTGTGTATATCGCAGCGGATACTGCGTCGGTTGACGTTTCGTACAAGGTGTTCTCGAACTAAGGTGAAGTATGGATTCGATCTTTCGGCCTAAGCCTTCACCTTCGGGTCTATTGCCAGTAAGCAGCGATGACGTTCTGTATCGTACTCTGCCTAAGCAGCTCAAGAAGCAATCCCCTGGTTTTCTGGGTGCTCAGGCAGCCAGTAGGACAAGTACTCCTGTTGGTAGTCAAGCGAATCAGCAATGGGTTGATAGAGTCAACTCAATGGATAATGGGCAACTTGATAGCTTCTTTGAGCAGCAGACTTTACCGTATTACAAAAATGTTTTTCGTCCTGATAAAGACCTTAGGTCTTCAACTCCAATCGCTACTCAGCCAGGGTCTACTGTTATGAATCTCGGACCTAGAAAAGAGAATCCGTTGCAGACTCAATACCGCAACATGCAGTCGCAAAAGAGTGCTGGTGCTAAAACAATGGAGTACAATCCAGCCACTGCCCCTCCTGCGGCTCCACGTACTATGGAGTTACGGCCAAGTGATCTAGCTCGCAGCCAAATGCTACGGCTTGGTGGCTCCATTACTGGTGCTGGAGTTACTCAGGCGATTCCTGCTTTGGCTAATACTGCAACTCGTGGTGCTGGTTTTGTTATGGATGGAAATCTCAATCAGAGTGCTCCATCACATGCGACCTCTGTGGGTGTCCCTGGCTCTGCTACTGGTGGTGCTTATGTTCGCCCTCCTTATGCGCCGCACTTGTTTGCAAATTCACCACTACCTCGTGCTGGACTTCCTCAGTCGGTTCCGTTTCGCCAAGAGACCGCAGAGGATGCGCTTGCTAGCTTCAATGCTGAGGCGCGGAGGTTGATGTCACGACCAAAAGAGAATTTATATGGTATGACATCGGGGATTATTACGGACGCACTGGCTAAAGAGAAGCAGAGGACTGCTGAGGATGTAAGGAATCGGGTCGATGATAAGCTGGCGGGTCGACAGGGATTTTACGCTACACCACAACAACGACAATCTGGCTTCTTTCAACGGGGCATGGGGCCAATGGCTGGTGATGCTGCTATCATGGCTCGCCAGAATCAACCTCTTGGTGATGGTGGTCCGGCTGCGGCTGCTGCGCGTGCTGATCAACAGCGACGACGTGCTGAGGCTGAGCAGATCATGGCTTCCAGCGGAGCGACTCCAGATGGCTTGACTCGCTATAGGCCAAATCAGGACTTGCTGGATTTTGTCAATTCGTCCAGAAGTGCAGGCGATCAGATCAATGTCATGACACCTAGTGAGATTCAATTCAATCGTCACAAGATGAACATGGCTAATAACCCTGCCTATGCTGCGAGGGTAAATCAGCAACGTGCTGATCGCCAAGAGATGCTTGATAATCGACGTGAGATGGTTCGTGCTCGTCGCGCTGGTGCATTAGAGGCTGCTGGCGCTAGTCAACAGATGCGTAATCTCATGGCTGGTCGTGGCGCATTGGCTGGTCAAGATGGGTTTAATGCAATGGCTAGTCTTGCTGCTATGCAGAATCCTAATCAGGCGTTTGGCGATTACGGGCAGGCATATATGGCACAGATGGCGCCCAATATGTTGGGGATGCGACTTGCTGCCGATGAGCGAATGCTTGATCGTCGGGCAGACTTATCTCGCATGAATCAGTATGAAGATATGCGAATGCGAATTATCTCTTCTGGTGCTCCAGACATGGAAAAGCAGAGGGCACTTCAGAGTCTTGACTCTCACATCATGAGCAGTGGAGTTATGCGTGGCAGTGGTGGTGGCTCGCCTCAGCCGCTTTCGCAGATTGGCCGTGAGCTTGGGGCAGAAATGGCATCTAATCATCAGGCCTCATATATTCCCCCATCTGGCATTCCTTTGCCCCAGGTTGACCCGAATGACACGACGACACCCACTGTGAATCGATACGCCAGCTATATGCAGTCGCTGCGAAATGATCCTGCTTGGCAATCTCTTCCTCCTGAGCAGCAAGCTGAGTTTCTGAAGAGAGTACAGACCCAGTACTTCCCTGGTATTCAGCGGTCAGACATGGAGCAGCGGCAGCAGGATTTGCAGGTGAATCCTCTGAGTCGGCTATGGAATATGGGTACTGGAATGTTTGGATTGGATCCAGCTAGCAGGACTCGTCGCCAAGAGCAGCTTGATGCTCTAAATCCCTACATTCCTGGCTCGGCTCCATACCGTGAAGGTCAGCACGTCTTGACAGACGAAGAGAAGGCTGCGGTTGGTGAGATGCCAGACTCGCGTGATCGCCAGATGTATGAACGATTTCTCCGAATGAATGGTGGTTGATATCATGGATGATATGCCCTTTAGTTACAAGCGCCCTCAGTACGTTCCGAATAAGCCACAGCCAAGTCCTGACATGGACAGTGACGCTGACTTTGGTGTTATCGGTGACATCTTGAGTGGTGCCGGTCACGCTCTTGACTTGCCAGGGTCTATGGTTCGAGATGCTATTTCGTTCAGCAATCCGTTCGATCAGGTCATGACTCCGTTCTCTGGTGAGAATCGCACGACTGGTGCAGACATCTCCCGATACTGGGCGGGTGGTGATGCGGATTCGGCTGGCAATCAAATGGCTGGCTTAATGATTGACATCCTCACTGACCCAACCATTCTCGCAACAGGTGGTACCGCTGCGGCTGCGCGTATGGGTATGAAGGGTGCGGGGCAGGTTGCCAAGGGAGCCAGTAAGGTTGCTGGCGCTGCCAAGGGTGGTTACGCTGCGGGCAAGAAGGCTACTACGGGTGGCAAGTTGATGCAGCAAAACAAGAACCTTGCTCGTCGGGCTGGGGCTGCGGACCAAGCTGCTATCGATTCGGCTGAAGGTAGTGCTAATTTCTACCAAGGTCCACCTCGACCAACACAGGCGACCCGTCAGTTTGAAAGTCAGGCTAGCGGATTGCGTGGCCAGATGATGGGTGATGACGAGATCCAGGCAATGGTCAACTCAGCCAATAAAGATCCACTCACTCGCATGAACAACGCTACCATGCCATTGCGTGAAGGTGGGTATCGTGGCGCCCAGCAATTAGGTTCCTCGATGTACGGTGGTGCTCGTGCTGGTCTCGGTACCGCTCGTGACAGTGCAATGGATTTAGGTCGTGGCATCATGGCTGGTGATCGCAATGCTATGCTCCAAGGCTATGGTATCGGTAGCAATGCTATGCGTACCATGACTGGACAGCGCATGGAGCAAGAGCCAAACATTGAGGACATGATTGCACAAGCGATTATGGAAGATCCTGAATTGGGTCAACAGTTGTTGATGATGCTGACTGGTGAACAATAATTCTAAGGGTGACTGATGGACCCGTTCAATCTGAAGGCTTCTCTTCGGGCTCTTGCTGCTTCTAAACGGCAGGAGCCTTCTTCTATGCCAGAGCCACAAGAAGAGGCTGACCCAATCCGCAAGCTAGGACAACGAGTGCAGGCGGATATTGTCAAGGAAGCTCCACCTGGATTGCTTGAGCGTGCAGGTGGTACGGCCATGAGTGGCTTAGCTACCGTAGGCAACTTCCTCGATCTACCAGGGTCGATGGTGCGGGACACTTTATCGTGGCTTCCAGGCGGACCTAAGCCGCAAAACCCATTTGACCAACTGGCCTCTCCCTTCACTCACCACAATCGATTGACAGGCCGTGACTTGCTGCGCGGTTACGGATTGGTGGGTAAAGAAGATACGATGCTCAACTTCATGGGCGGGCTGGGTGCCGAAATTGCACTTGATCCATTGTCGTATCTCACCTTTGGTGCGGGTGCGTTGACTAAGGGTGGCAAGGCTGCGCGTGCATTGAACCTTGAGCGTAATGCAAGAGAAGTGGCATCGAAGCTACTCAAGCGTCCGGTCGGTAAGCGTGAAGCCAGACATGTTGTGACTCCTCGTATGCTCGTCGAGCACGTTGGAGATGCTAAGAGTGCTACTGCTCAAAGCTATCTCGATCGATTCAAGGACATGGGCGTTGAGGGTGAGAGACTTGATCGTCCATTGGGTGGTATGGCTAAGATCAGTCTGCCATTCACCGATCGTCCATTCACTTGGAATCAAAAGCCAGTGACATTCTGGGGCCTCACGGATGAGGAAGGTATCATCGGTGGTGGCCGTGTTCGTGGTCGTGGACCTGAACCAATGCTAGATGGCGGTTACGATGCGCCACCTCTGGATGATATTGGCCCGACAACTCCGATTCCTCCAGGTTCAAGACCTGGGCCAGTAGCTGATCCAGGTATTGGGCCAAGTAATCTGGATGGACCTGATTCACCGATGCCGATTGATGATGGGATACCTCCTCAATCGCCAGAGGTTCCGCCTGCGCCAATCGAGCCTACGCCACTACCAGACGCAACTGGCCCCATCACTCCGAATGTTCGCATCACTCCCAAGAACGACATGGAGTTTGATGTGGACGTGGATGTTCCAGAGGCTGGTAATGCCAAGGCTTCAGTCGCCTATGCCAGTGATAGCGCGGAACAACCTCGTATCCTGATTAACAGCTTCCAGCGAGAGGCTAAGGCTGGTAAGGGTACTGGTCGGGCGATGATCAATAAGATCCTTGAGGCTGCGAAGGACAAGAATCCTGTCTCAGTCTCTGGGAACTTTGATACACCTCAGACGCTAGGAGCCTTTGGTTCTGTCTTTGGTCGTGAGAATATCATCTTCCACGATCGGGCTACAGGTAAGGCTGTTGATGTTACATTCGCTGACGCAATGAAGGCGCCACAGAATTACATTGCAACGCATGAGTTCAAGAAGCCAGTTGTTGAGACTATCCAAGAGGCTGCACCTGCTGTAGACGATGTGGTTCCGCCTGCATCGGTTATGGATAATGTGGCCCCTGAACTACCACCTGCAACAGTTCAGCCTGAACTGCGTGGTATGGAGCCAGAGGTTCCTCCAGTGGCTGACGCTCCTATACAGCCAACCCTGCCACCTGCTACGCTACAACCAACTCTAGCTGGCTTAGAACTTCCAGTGGTTAAGGCTGCTAAGCGTGGGCGTAAAGTGAAAGAGAAGCCAATCGAGGCTCCTCCTCCCGCTGCCGTAGATGTGCCGCCAGCTAGCTCATCACCTGAGCTATACTTCAGCCCCACGCTTCAGCGAACCATCAACTACACCCCCTTTGGACATAAAGCTACTTTAGCGGGCGATGCTGGCGCTGTGGCTAAGCAAGCTCCAGTCAATGAAGCCATCCCAACTGCCAATAAAGTAGACCCTGAGCGAGTCAAGATCGTTGATGAATTCACTCGTCGCCTGAGTAGAATCGAAGTTGACGGTCGGCCTAAGTACGGCCCCAAGGAAATTGAAGTCGCTCGTGCGCTAGCGATGGGCAATGTCGATGGTGCTATCTCGCAGGTGCGGAGTTTCAATAAACTCGGTGCTCCAGTAGATATTGATTTCATAAAGCTCTCTGGTCAGCTTGTCAAGAATAAACTTCTTGATGAAAAGCAGTTGGCAGATTTCAATGTGAAAATGAAAGATGTCGTTGCTGAGAAAGTGTTGCGTGACTACGACGTCATGGCCAATACGCCTGCCCAGCTAGGCCAGCTAGCGACCCTTGAGAAATGGTCGACGCTTGATGATTCTAGTAAGCAGTTCTATTCTGGCTCCAAGCAATTTGGTGATGTAGTTGCTGGTCGCGCTCAAGTTCTTCGTAAGCAGACGCAAGAGGAAATCGAAAGACTTGCTAAGATTGAAGAAGCAAAGCAGGCCAAGAAAGGTAAAGGCAAGCTAAAGTCTGAAGGTGCTCCAGCTACAGGTCCAGCTACCGCTCCGCGCATGGTAGACCTCAAGACCCTTGAAGGTTTACCAGAACAAGCGAAGCCAATTGTTGGTGACATGATCAGCAAGATCGGCCAGAAGCTATTCGACGACGTGCAGTTACAGGTTGGTGGAACTGGCAGTAAGACCACGACAGCCGGTGACATCGATATGAGCACTGGCTTCATTAAGGTGTACGACTCTGCGATCAAGAATGGTACCGTAGACAAGACGACCGTACATGAGTTCTGGCATCATTTGTCAAAGTATATCTCGCCAGATGAGGTACGCGCAGTACGCAATGAGTTCGAGCAAGCAGTAGCTGCGTTCAAGAAAGCTGAAGGTAATAAGCCTTTACCTTATGAGCTATCGAGTGTGGATGAATTCTTTGCTCATAAGTTGACTGACTTGAGCATGAAGTACTTGGGACGTGAGAAGCCAGTTGATTTGATTGGTAAGGTTTGGGCTAAAGCGTTGGATGCGTTCGAGTATATCTGGGATGCTATCCGCCAGACGCTAGGCTACGATGAAACCAAGCGTATCATGAATAGCTTCTTGGATGGGCATCGAGCCGAAGTATCCAAATACACTGACGCTACCATGACGCAGCGATTGATGGATGACTTGGAGCCTAAGGATACTTTACTCTCTCAGTCCGATCCCATCCTAAGCAACAGCGAAATCGCTAAGCAACTATCCGACTTCCGCTCTGCCAAGATCGGTAAGGGTCTTGACCAGATTGGTGATCGTATCATGGATACTGCGCCTGCGAGACAACTTACCGCCCTCTTTGATCAGAGTGTACTAGGCCAGTTGACTAAGGCAGGGCAAGAGGCTGCGCGTATGGCATTCACTGCCTATCGTGATGCCGTGACTCGTGAGCGCCAGTTTATGTCTGAGCACTTACGAACATGGTACGATACGCCAAACATTCGGGAAGATGTTATCATTGCTGAGGAATTACCACCTCTTGAGCAGTACGTTGCTGGCGTCAATGGTGATCGCAAGCTAGCCGCTAAGCAACAGATGATCGATGCCCGCAAGATACAGAACCAGCGAGTCAATGATATTCGTCGACTCATGGAAACCAGTATCTTTGATGATGAAGGTAATGTTCTTCCCAATGCCCTTACTGTTCGGCCAGAGATGTTACCTGAATGGGTTGGTCGCGAGAAGGTGAATGGCCAGATCATTGAGAACCCTGCAGGTCGTGTAGAGTTCGCTCGTATGTTAACCTCTTGGCGTGCTAAGGTCATGAACATGATTCGTGACGAGCACAATGCTGGTGTCAATACAAAGCGAGTTGATGGGTACTTCCCTCGTATTGTGCCTGACCTTCCAGGTAGCAATACCTCTCTATGGAATCCGAACTACGGGAAGATCCTTGACCCAACTCACCCGAACCAGAAACGTCGTAAGGATTTCTTGGTAGGGTATGATGATGGTACCGCGATTGTTAATGATATCTCGGTCGACCCTGAATTCTCTGGTGTCCATGCTAAGAAGAATATTCGTGAGAAACTTCCAGAGCATGAAGTTATCATTCAGGCAGAGAAGCTATGGGATAAGTACAAAGACAGACTGCTTCCGCAACACGCCAACTTATCATTCTCTGAGTTGAGAGGGGTAGGTGATGGTAAGGTCTCTGAAAAGATCCGCAACCTAACCCGCGAGATTATGGAGCTTGACCCTCGACATGCGGAATATCAAATCCCCATGTTCTCCAATGACTTATTCTCTGGCTTCGAGTTGCGACTTGAGCATCACCATCGCTCCATTATGCAGGCACGAGCGATACGTACATTGCTCCACAAGAATGCACTCACGCGAGAGTCCATTGACGGTCGTGATGGTGTGACTCTTGAAGCTGTTATGAAGGGAGCTAAGTTCGATAACCCTAGAGCAGCTAACTTAATCGTCAATAACATTCCAGGTGAAGTAGCGTTACAAGCTGATAAACTTTTCTGGACTAGGGATGTACAGCCTCGCATTGACTACCTTGCTGATCGATTCCAGCGGGCACCTAGGCGCGAGACACTTGAGCCTCTGGTTGATCCACTGAATCGAAAATTTTCGTATGACGACGCGAACACCACGATCACAATCCCGAATTACTTTGATGCAGCCAAGGGCAAAGATCAACTAGACCTGAAGATTGCTGTTGACTTCGACAACCCTTCAGCTAGTCGAGTAACTTCTCGTGTCATAGACGACGGAAGCCCAAATGCGGTAGTCCAAGACAAACCATTCAACAATCCTGTCAATGTTCAGGCAGGTGAAGCCAGTGATTATGTTTCTGGTAGTCCACCTGAAGCTATCCTATCTGAAATCGTAATTCCTTCCGATGTCGCTGACGCCATCACCAAGTTCGTCAAGGGTCCGCGAGTCCTCGAAGAGATGCGCCCCGTTGTGCGTGGGTACGACAAGGCCACCAATATGTGGAAGATGATGCAGACGGGTATGCTTCCGTTCATCTCCTTCCACGGTCGTAACCTTGGTTCGGGTCAAGCATCGAACTTCTATCTTGGAATCCAGAACGATCCGCGATTCAGCGAGTTCAGTCTAGCGAAGCCAGATACTTGGCTCAATCCCATCAAGCGGTTCACCGTACCGATCGCAGACGCCCATCGCTTGGCAACAGGTCAAGACATCAAGGACATCTCCAAGGCTCCGATGTTCCGTGATATGGGACTGACCGATGCGCAGGCTACCGAGCGATTGCGACGTGCTGCGTACACGCAAGGTATCACAGGTGAGAAGCAAGGTTTATCGGCTGAGCAGTTGATGGATACAGTTGGTACTGCTGCCAGTCAATACCCTGGCTTAGATCCTAAGCGCGGTGTGAATCCTCTTGCATGGCAATGGTCTGAGGCTGTACCAGAATCCACCTTCGCCCAGCGCTGGTTAATGCCGTGGATGAGCAAGGGTGTACTAGCTGATAAAGATGTGTTCCGCCCTGGTCAATTAGGCCGTGACCTCGGTAGCTACACGGAATCACTTAACCGCTTGTCTCCGTTCATCCCGATGATCCGGCAAGGCTTCGATCCCAAGGCTGCTGCCGATGCGGTAAACAGAGCCCAGGTGGACTATACGAACCTCTCGAACTTCAATCGCGAATACACTCGACGACTCTTCCCGTTCGCTAGCTACACGATGGGTATGGCTCCCACCGTAGCTCGTGAGTTAATGGAGCGCCCTGGTGGTGGTATGGCTCGCACTGTGATGGCAACCACTCAAGCTGGCCAAACGGCAGAGCAGGGGGTTACGCCAGACTACATTCGCGAGACCGCTTCGATACCACTGGGGACGTCGGAAGATGGTACACGTAGCTACATCACTGGCTTCGGTCTGCCCTTCGAGGATCCACTCCAGTTTGCACAGGCTGCGCGTGGCAACGTAGGTGGACTCTTGCGTGAGTTGGGGTCTCGCATGAACCCAATCCCTAAGGCTCTCATTGAGATGATGACAGGTCGATCTCTTTACCAAGCAGGTCCATTCGGTGGCCGTGAGATTGAAGACCTTGACCCAACGATCGGGCGCATTGCAGCCAACGTCAAAGACCTCGTGACGGGTGAGAAGACAGAGCGAGCTGAACCATTCATCAGTCCGTGGGCAGAGTATGCGATTAGCAATGCTGGCCCTGGTCGAATGCTCAACACGATTCGCACCCTGACCGATGCTCGCAAGTGGGACACGATACCGTGGAAGCTAGCTCTGAACTTAGGTACGGGTGTGAGGGTTGCAGACGTTTCGCCTTCGGCCCAAGATGCTATCCTTAGGGAACGTATTGCCCGCATCATGAAGGACTTTGGAGGTAGAATGTACTCTCGTCCCTACTTCCCTGACTACGCTACCGAGAAGTGGACTCCGCAGCAGGCGGAAGATGCAGCCAAGATCGATGCTTTGATGAAGCTACTCAATCAGAGAGCTCGTGACCGTAAGGTAGTCGCGCAATAAAAAAGGGGAGGCAAGCCACACACGAAAGACTCACCTCCCCCACAACCATCTAGCCACAACCACGTACTAGATAGTTGGTCCTTGTGGACTATCTACTTCTGGCTCGATGCCATCGTCTTCTTCTTCAGTGTCTTCAGAGATAGGGGCATCGCTCACACCGTCATCGCTGATATCGACGTCAGTAACTTCCCCGTTCTCGGTCACGCCTTGGATGGTATCATACGCCTCGAAGACTTCCTCGACAAGAGTGACCTCACCGAATCCAGGTGGAACGAACGTGTTGATGGTATCGATTGCCTTGAAGGTGAACACTGGACCTTCAGACTTATTGCCGCCATCGTCGACATACACCAAATGAATACTGGCTTCCTCGTCCTGAGGTACCATGAAATTCACCTTGCCGCCTGCAATGTCCACGGCAATCTTCGACTCACCACCCCAGAAGTGGACACACAATTCTTGGGACTTCAAGTCACCTACATTCGGTAGGGCAGGAACATCCACAGAGTAGATCAAACCATCACGCTTTAGATCAGCCATAAAAGCCTCGTCGACTAGAAAAGGAAGGATAAATGGTGGGGTAGGTGGCGGGAAAAACCACCTTACTATTTTTCGGTAAAGCCATCGAAGCCAGTTCATCGAGTTGCCGCTCTCAGTTGGGCGTCCATGCAGATCGCCATGATCTTGTCGCTCATTGCTAGCGCCGCACTCAAGTTGTAGTTGTGGCGGGTTATACTGCCATCCATGTTGGCAATCTCCAGGGTGACGAGCTCCGTCCCATCTAGGGCATTAGCTCCTACCACCTGGGATAGGTATATCTCTGGGTGATCATTGTGGATACAGCACTCGATCGAATCTTCTTCTGGCATGTTGGCTCTCCCCCATTATTATTCCGCTGGAGAGAAATTAACTTAGCAGCTACACGAGAAGTACTTGGCTCGCTTAGGATTTTTGTAGCCGGTGTAATTCTCGACGTGATCCCAAAACTCATCGGGGATTTCACTGTGAGCATCTCGCCCACTGAAGAAGAGGTACTCTCCATCATTGTCATAGGTGCCGTAGTATTCTGGGTCAACGCTACGGATAGGCTGGTCAGTTGCGGCTGCAATCAGGATGTCAAATGACGGGCAGTCGTGAGTCTCAGCAAAGGTCCGCAACCATTGCTCTGACTCTTCCCTGGTGCAGCACACTCGCCCGATTGGATCTGGAAACAATGGATGGCTCCAGTGGTGGCGCATTCCCGTGACCGTGTTGGGGAGCAAGAACAGCCAGAACCTTTCACCCTGCCGGACATTGCGGGTCAAGTATGGGTCGACCACACCGATGATCGTGATGTCACTTACCTGGGCTTCGGTACAAGCAAGGTTACGATACAGCCCAACTCTATCTGCTGGTCGCAACTCATGGGCAGCAACGCAGGGTACTACTGCTACGTGGATCGCATCGCGCTGGGCTAGTTCTGATGGTGTCTGTCCTAAGTTAATGTCGCTCATAAATTCTCCTTGGAAGCCAGTTTGTTTATGTGATGGTACAGTTGTCGATTCGCTATCCGCCAGAATGTTCTCTCTGCCTGAGCAGCGCACTCCGGTGGGAGTTTCCGCAGATATAAGCCTGGAAACTTAGTAGTCGATCTCGGCTTTCTCATTAGTGTTTCCTTGATGTGGCTTTACTTCAAGTCTCCATCCGGTAGGAGCCACGATGTCTTTCTCCCAATCGTGCGACTCAGGGCAACCCCAGTCTCTGAGTTCTGTTTGCCCGCCAGCCCGCAACTCAAGTCTTGGCTTGGCGTAGCTCTCTACTGTGTATGTGGTGGCCTGACCTCCTGGGCTTGTCATTACAACATCCCACTTAGTTGGCTGCTTTGCTGAATAAGCGGGTTCGCACCCTGCGATGATTGTGAAGCCAGTTATTAGTATTGCTAGTCTGATCATCAACGAACTCATACTTGATTCTCCTTGTCCTTTAGCTCCGCCACCTTCTTACGGAACACTCTCTTGCGCATCTCCATCTGTTGCTTAGCGGCGATGTCTGCAATGAAGCTAGCTGTCAATGCAAAACAAACAATCCCGATCGCAATGATGCCAATCACTGTTATCGGTACCCAGATCGGCGCCAGCACCCACCACCACGACCAGTCGATTGTGCCAGTGAGTTTCAACGTGATGAAGATTAACGTGAGGGCTGGCATAAAAGACCCCCAACCAAACATGTTGACGTTAGTTGTTTTCGATTCGCTCATTTAGTTTTCCTTGCAGTTTGAGGTATCGCTTTGCACGTCGCTCTGCGTAATTCCATATCCAATCCGCTGGATCCGTCTTGGTGTAGCACCCTGGCTCAAAGTCTGGCCTTACCCACTTGGCAATAAAGCAAAACTTGCCTCGCTTGGTGACACGGTAGATGACGCCTTCAGGTAGCCCAGGCTGGCCTAGAGTTTGGTGCCAGCGTACAGCCTTTTCCCATGCACCTTCGATGGGTAATGATTTGTTGCTGCCATACAATTGGATCGGCTGTTGTCTCATAATCCAGAAATCTTGCCGCTCCGTTCCAATCATATTGTCAAAGACAATGAACGGCTGGAGATCATTTGCGTGTCGCTTTATGCCATAGATTGTACCGTGTGCCAGTGCTAGCCACTCACCAACATACCGCTCACCTTCCTTTAGGTGCCAGAACATTGACTCGTTCTCGTCCACCCAGTCCTGAAAGAGCCAGTGATTGACGTTGTCGCTCGTGTCAATGTCATACCCCTTGCGGTTCAGACAAACCAACTTGCCATCGACTCTCGCCAC